CGTTGGCTTGTTCTCTGTGGCCGCGTTCGTAGTCTACGAATGGTTTCTTTTTGAATCCGATGGCTACAGAGAACTTTTGTTTAAGGCCTTCATTCCATTGTTCTAGGCCGTTGTCTAGGAACTTGCCGGATAGTTTTAGGTTTACAGGTCTGCGGCGTTTGTTGGGGAATTTATTTAGAACGGAGTCTGGGTATTTTAGCTTTGCTGACTTTGATAGTTCACGCGCTGCAGATCTTGCGGATTTAACATTTTTATCTTTGTTGCCAAAGTCCATAGCTCTAGAGCGTGCCGATTTTCTAAGCTCTGCCGCTTGCTGTGCTACCTGTTGGGCCTTGTATTCAGGGAAGCGCCCGTGTGTTTCTATTGGTGATACGCCCTTACCGATTAGGTCGCGCATCTTTATGATTACTTGAGTGCCTAGGGAGTCGGATACGCGCTGAGTAAAAGCATCTCCGAATTGTGTTAGTAGGTCTTGGAAGGAAGAAGCGTCAATGGATACCTTCACGCGCTTAGCCATCCTCGAACTCCGAAAGGACTTTCTTTAGGTCGCGCATGATAGCGCCCGTGAAAGATTCGCCATCCTGGGGCATGAACTTGCGGCGTTTTACTTTCTTGGAGTGGTTGCCGTAGATCCCTGTTATGTGGCCCTCTGCTTTGCCGTAGTCTGATTCGTCTACGTCGATGACAATGGAGTTGCCTGATACCTCGACGGTTAGCCCGTCTAGGAGGTGTCCGGTTAGTTCTAGGTTAGCGCTGTTGGAGCTTGATTGTTCTGTTTTGCGTGCTGCGTATTCTTTGCTTAGTCCGGCCCAGGCGCGTCCTGTTACGGGGCTAACGCCGTCGCCGATGTAGTCTAGCATTTCTGTTTTAATGAAGTCGGCAGCAGCCTCTAGTGCTTCGGCGCGGTTGTTGCGGGGTATGTCTAGTTCTAGTTCGTCGAATAGTTTTAGTTTATAGGGTTTAAATTCAGCCATTTAGTTGACCTGAGTGGGGGCGTTGATGAGTGACCGTAGTGTAGCGGCGAGGTCTGTGGATATGCGTTTGCTTTTGTAGTCTCCGGACTTGTCGTATTGGCGTGCGTTCTTTTCTAGTTCGCGTGCGATTTCTTCAAAGTGGCGTTCGCGTGTAGTGAGTAGAAGCCAGTCGTCTGCTTCGTCTGGATCTGGGGGATCGAAACTAAGCATCACGTCGCCTTCTAACGCGGAAGCGTGTGACTTGTGGAGCCATATGAACACTGTAACCCCCGTATAGGGGTATTGTACCGTGTGATAGGTGTTAGCGTAAAGACTTGGCGTAGTCTTCGTAGTCTGATTCGTATTCTGCGCCGCATTTAGAGCAGATGTTGTTGGTAACGTAGCCTTCGTGGTCGCAGGTTTCTTCTGAGTAGATGTTTTTCACGTTTCATCCTTTACTGTACCCATTTCGGGTAGTTGCGTACCCAATTTGGGTTTTCACTGTTCGTTTCAAAACATACAATCCGCCACAGTGAACAGCTAAATTCCAAAAGTGATAAAACCGTAACCTTAACTAAGCGAAATCATAGTAAAGGTTAGGGCGGTTCATTTCTTCCCCCAAGGATGCGAGCAAGCCACATTAAACCAGTAGAGGTTAAGGCACCAATAGCCGCGAAGTTTTTGAAATCCAAGCCAACGTTCGCGCTTGTCACCATTCCAATTCAGGAAAAATGCAAGGCTGCTTGTAACGTCAATAATCACCCCCGCCCCCTAACAGCGTCTAGCGCAGTGGCAGCTTTAAACGCTGCCTGATCGTGCCCATATATTTTACTAATCCATTCCAAAGCATCCGTAGCTATTGTTAATTTCCGCTCCAGCTCAGCGATATCTGCGTTGGCTGCGGTGAGGTCTTTCCAGTGGCGCACTCTATCGTAGTGTTCTTTCTTGTAGCGTGCGTCTAGCTCCGCATTTCGCTTAGACGACATTGCCAGCGCGTCTTGAAGCTCAGCGATAGCTGCGGCGTGTTCTTGCAATGAAACGTACTCCGTTACCGCAAACATTCCATTGGCTGACGTTTTAACCCTCGGAGGAAACTCAGTGCGCTGGGGTTCTTTGTTATTCATCTGCGCCTTTCTCTACTTGCTCTCTGTTCACTTGCTGCTCCCCCCGCGTTTGTGGGTTTTCTTAGTCATGGCTTTATTTCCGTAACCGTAACGCGGACGCGCTTGCCGATGAGTGGAATAAGATCATCACTACTAAAATCAATAAAAACTACCCCGTGGTCGGCAGCTATTCTGGCATTAAACTCCACACTAAGCGGCTTCTCTTTCTTTCTGAGGCGGCGGCATTGCTTTATATGCGCCGAAAATTGGGCTCCGGCATCTCCTTTGATCCGAAGCCCTTTCTCTCCGTCGAGAGAAATAACGCTTCCGGTGTCTGCTTCGTATCCGGAAGACAGCCAAAAACCATACACCCGCACTCTATCCCCGACCTTGAAGGTGCTCATGCTAAAAACTCCTTCCAATTTTGCGATAAGAATAAAGCACGCTCTGCGCTTCTACGCCGAGTTAGTCCAGGCAGAACTTTCCCGCCGCCTTTATTCCAACGCATAAACTCACCTGCGGCGTCTTTGAAACGCCTGATATTAATCAGCCCTAGCATCGTGGATTTTTCAAAAGCGCCTAAGCCCACGTTGTATGCAAAGCTTACGAGCGCGTCAAATTGATCTTGATTAAGCTCCACGGTAACAAATCGCTCCACTCCGCGCGCCTTCTCTTCAAGCTCGTGCATTAGGTATTCTTCTGCTTGCGCTCTAGTGCAAACATCGCCATCCATAACGGGCTTTCCATTTGGATAACGAATGGTGCCTATACCAATAGTCCAGATCCCAGCGGGGCATTTATACGCATTCGCATAGAAGCCCTCAAAATGCTCCACGATTTCAATGCAAGTTTTGCTTGGTTTCATTTCTCCCCCAATTCACTAATAAAAAACACAATCGCACAGACCACAGAAGCAAATCCCACCATGGATAAACAAATTATGATTACCGTACCGTAGTCTGTGTAGCTACCGAATAGCCAGCCAACTAGAGAATCAAGTAGTAGCGCTAGTGTGTGCATATTAATTAAATAGGTTAGCTTGTGAGAGTTCAGTTGGATTATACGTGCTTGTTATAGTCTTTTCGTTAAGCCCATTCAAGTTATCAACGGCGCATTTATAGTAAGATTCTTTTAGTTCAACACCAATAAACCTCCTGCCCATTTGTATAGCCACATAACCTTCAGATCCAATACCCATGAATGGGGATAAAACTACATCATCTTTAATCGACCATAAACGTAAACACCGCTCAATTAAATCAAGCTGCAATGGCGCTATATGTCTTTCGTCATTGTCTTCTCTGGCTAGTTTCCTATTCAGCGTATTAGATTGCTTAATATCCATCCAGCATGGGCTAGCTAATTGTTGCCATTCCTTAACTGGAAACTCCTCAGCGGTGTGTGCGATAGGTTTAAGATTTATTCCTGGCTTGCGAAATGTAACTACATAATCAGGTATACCTTGGCGGCTCATGGCAGAGTCTTTTTTAAGCTGCTTCCAAAGTAAACCAAGTGCTTTAGTTCTTTGCATCGCAACTACTGGATCTTTCCATACCGTAACTTCTGAGTGATATATGAATCCTGCTTCTTGGAATGCTTTAATAACAGCGCCCCTAAAGTCAACGATACCGATATATCCATGATGCTGTTTAGATGTTGGTAGATTCATTACGTGAAGGCTAACATTTCTACCTGACATCATCACACGGTATAATTCATCTATTAAAAACTTGAAGTGATTCCAGAACTCATCATAACTAGTTGAGTTACCCATATCCCTATCGCTATTGGAGTAAGTATAAAGCGAAGCAAATGGCGGACTAAAGATAGAATAATGAATAGACTCATCTGGGAGGAATGAAACAGCATCAACGCAATCAGCATTATAAATTGCAAAGTCATTTGAGATGTTTTGATTTAATACTTTCATTTTAAGAACTCCGGCAATTCAAAGTTAATGGATGGAATGTAGTCTGTGGTTTCGCGTACTGTTGTTTTTATCTCGCGCTTAGTAAAATCTTTCATGTGGTCTACCATCTGCTGGATCATCTCTTGAGCTTTGCGCTCTTTCTCTTGAATATTTTCACGCACTGCTCCCTCGAGACTAGATGTAATTAGATAGACATTAACTACTTTAGTTTGCCCGAAACGGTAGCATCGTCTGATAGCTTGATATAACTGTTCATATGAATCATTTAGTCCGACAAATACTACATTGTTGCAATGCTGCCAGTTTAACCCAAATCCAGCGATGCTAGGTTTTGTAATTAATCTTTGGATCTCTCCATTTGTAAATTGATTT